AGTATTAGTTGTCGGCTTGGAAGAAGCAGTATTTGTTTTGAAAGGAGAGATCATGAACCAAAAACTTACTAATACTATCTTTAACATTCTTCTCCTCGTAGTCGCCATTATAGGTACACCTATCGCCTTTCTTTGGTATGGCCTGAAAGGCACTATCCAGTGGTGGCAGGATTTTATGTGGAGATGAGAATTTGTCTGTAAATCAGAATAAAATCACTGAAATAGTAGCTCTGATCATAGAAGAGGCTAAACAAAGAAAAAGCAAGGTCGGTCTTGTAGCCGATATATACGCTGTGTCTATGGAAATAGACCATCAGATAATTGAGGTGATGAATAAATTAAAGCAAGAGGGTTAAATGCCAATAATCATATGCCAGGGATGGGGGCGACGAACAAATTCTGCCTATATTAAATGTGATTTAGGTCAACCTCAAAAGGATTGTGATACTGTGGCCTTTACGAATAAATGGAAAGTAAGTCATCCTATAGAATTAGACGCTTTTTCACGAGCCTTTACTTTGAGCTTGATAACTGGCATGCCGACTAAAAGTTTTCTAAAGTCAAAATAGAAAGGTCGTATGGACAGAAAAGAAGAAAAGATGAGTAATGAAGAGAGTGAATCCATTTATTTAGACAGCCAAGATGCACCATTCAGTGTATTTTTCATGTGGAAAGATGAGATGATCACAATTACGCTTACAAAAGGTGAAGATATTTTTAAGTTGGCAAAGGCTTATGAAAACTTGTTGAAGAAACAAGGTATTCCATATACAATAAAAAAGGAGGGAATTAAATGATCCTAACAAATAAACAAGCACATTTATTACTCTATATTTTACAGGATTCTTTAAAAATGAATGTGCAAGGTTATTTATCCATATCTTATGATAAGAGATATAAGCTTTTGGTAGAGATATTGGAGCAGCAAGATGATACACCTGTCAACGAAAAGTTTACTACGAATTACACCGATGAAAAAGAGATGTGGACGGTGTTATATCCCAGATTCAGTTGCTATGAATTGGCACAGATTTTTGGTGTTTGTAGTATGACAATCCTGGAACGACTGAAGAGGCAGGGAGTGAAGATAGAGCCTAAAGGGCATCGACATCCTACTAAACTCGATAAGTTTAAAGCGATTCCAAGAAACATAAGGGGAATGCTCTCGGTAGAAGAACTGGCGAAAATCACCGGAGCAAGTCCAAGAACAGTGGTGTATTATAGGCTCAGATATGGCGGGTGATGATGAGAAACATAAGGAAAAGTAATGAATTACAAAAAGTAACTAAACAGAGAATAATCGGAATGAAAGGATTCTTCGATTACTATGATAAAAACAACACCCCTAACTAAATCTGCCTACGATCTTTTCCACGAGGGTACACTTGCCTTCACACGAGCTGAGCGAGTCGGATTGAGAATTGATGTAGAATATTGTGAAGAACAGAAAAACAAACTCACCAAGAAAATAAATCACCTGAGAGAAAAAGTGGAGCAAAGCAAACTTGGAAAACATTGGAAACACGTGTATGGTACAAAATACAATTTCAATTCTAATTATCAAATCGCCCATCTTCTCTATGACATCAAAAAAATCAAACCGGTGAAAACAACTGCCTCCGGGAGAGGGGCAACAGATGAAGAGGCTCTTCAGGCACTTGGGATGCCTGAATTAGATTCAGTAATACGAGTGCGCAAACTCATGAAAGTAAGAGATACATACTTAGACGCTTATGTACGTGAGCAAGTGAATGGAGTAATCCATCCCTCATTCAATCTGCATCTAGTACGTACCTTTCGCTCTTCATCAGACAGTCCAAATTTTCAGAACATACCCAAACGGGATGAACAAGCCAAGAGAGTAACTCGGGGGGCGATTTTTCCTCGAAAAGGTTACCAATTTGCAGGGATGGATTTCTCAGGAATTGAAGTCCGAATGGCATGTGTATACACAGAAGATCCTCAGTTGATTCATGATACTATCGAAGGCGATATGCACCGTGATATGGCCATTGAACTGTATATGTTGGACAGTTTGGATAAACATCATGAAGGAGAGAAAAATCTTCGACAAGGCGGGAAGAATGGTTTTGTTTTTCCGCAGTTCTATGGGGACTACTATGGAAACTGTGCTCCCAACTTGTTAAAATGGGCAACAAAAGCATATCTGAAAGACGATACTCCTGCCCTTGTCCACCTGGAGAAGAAAGGACTTGTAAAACTCAATCGAGTAGGGGAAGTAAAAAACAGTGATAGGTTCACCGAGCATGTCAAGAAAGTAGAAAACTACTTTTGGAATACTCGGTACAAGAAATACACCAAATGGAAAAACAAGGTGTGGAGGGCCTACCAGAAAAAAGGATACGTGGATATGTTCACGGGTTTCCGTTGTTTCGGTCTGATGAACAAAAAGGATGTCACCAATTATCCCTTTCAAGGAACAGCTTTTCATTGTCTCCTGAAAGTTTTCATTGAATTGGATCGACTTGCTTACACTAAGAATTGGGACAGTTTCCCTGTGTTTCAAGTGCATGATGAGGTAACATTGGATGTCAATCCAGTAGAATTTGACATGGTTATTCGCGAAATGTATCGGATAGCCATAGAAGAATTACCAAGGCAATGGAAATGGATCAGTGTTCCTTTGGAGGTAGAGATGGAAAAAGGTGAAATTGATCAATCCTTGGCGGAAAAGAAATTCTACGCCTATCCTTAAATGAAATCAGATTTTTGAGTATAATATAGTAAAGGAGAAAAGAAAAGGATGTCATTATACCATAAATACAGACCGCAAGAATTCTCAGAAATTCGTGGAAACAAAGAAACAGTGATTGCCCTCCAAGCTGAGCTGGACAAAGAAGATAGAAGTCATGCTTTCTTGCTAACAGGTCCTACAGGCGAAAAAGTTAGGGACAAAAGGCAATGATTTCCGGGAAATTGATAGTGCCGACTTCCGTGGTATTGATACCATCCGAGAAATCAGAAAACAATCTCAGTTCAAACCATTAGAAGGTGAATGCCGCGTTTGGTTGATAGATGAAAGTCATCGCCTAACGGTAGATGCCCAGAATGCCCTACTGAAGGCATTAGAAGATACTCCTTCCCATGTATACTATATTTTGGCAACCACTGATCCTCAGAAACTACTTGCTACTATCAAAGGACGCTGCTCACAGTATACGGTCGTCCCACTGAAGGAAAAGGAGATGTATAGATTACTCCGAACAGTAGTGAAGAAAGAAAAGGAAACACTTGCTTCTGAGATATACGAGCAGATTATCCAAGATAGTCAAGGACATCCCAGAAATGCTCTACAGATTCTTGATCAGGTCCTGGGGGTTGTTCCGGAGGAAAGATTAGAATTGGCAAAGCGAGCTGCAGAACAGCAATCCCAAGTAATTGAATTATGTAGAGCATTGTTATCTGCGACAGGATGGAAGAGAATAGCGAATATTCTTTCCGGACTGAAGGATGAGGATCCAGAAAGTATACGTCGGGCAGTACTCGGATATTGTGATAGTATTCTATTGAAAGGGGAGAACGATAGGGCTGGGATTGTAATGGATGAGATGATTGAATCGTTCTATGATTCAGGGTGGCCAGGATTAACTTTTGCATGTTACAAAATTACAAGAGGAGGTGAATAAATGAAATACTCACTTGTAGTAGAATGCGAGATATGCGGAACACCAGCACTCTACGAAGGAGATACCAAACGTAATGAAGACAGAGGTTACATAGATACCATTGCGACGCAAAGGGCAGGGATGTATGCTGTAGGAAATACCTTGATGTGTTCCTCCTGTAAGGACAAGTACCAAGAATTACAGCAACGGCACAAAGCAGAGATGACAAATTTCTTTATGGGAAGAAAGGAGGAAGAACAGGATGACAAAACTTGATTACGAAAAGGATATGCAGATTGACCCAGATGCACTTGACATCGAATGGTTGGAACAAGCCAGCCTCGCTCTGAAATACGGGAAGCATGCCTGTGATTTGCGAGCAGAGGTAAAGCGTCTTGAAGAGAAGGTGAAAACTGTCCGTTCTGAACTGATTAGGAAGGCGAATAACGATCCAGAAGGGTGTTGTAATAAAGCTAAACCAAATGCAGCGGACATCGAGGCATACTATCGTTCTCATGATGATTACAAATCGATAGTTGCGATGGCGCAGGAGGCGGAATACGAATTAGAATTCGCAGAGCTGGCTAAGAACGAAATCTGCTATACACGAAAGGCGGCGTTGGAAAATCTCGTTACCTTACATGGGCAGCAGTATTTTGCAGGACCAAAAGTCCCCAGAGACATCAGTAAAGAATGGGAAGCAAAGCAAAGGCAAAGAAATGCAAATACTACTGTCGCTCATAGCATGCGTAGAAAAAGGGGAACGAAGTAAAATGAGATGGTGGTTACTCGGGCTCATAATTCTTTTACTTCTTCCATTCTACGCATTTATAGTAAGTAGAAGTATCATGATGGGAAAGATAGATGCAATAAAACGTTTGAAAATGGATTTACTATCAAAACATAAATCTAAGGAGGAAGAAAATGACAAAGAAGAAAAGTAGTTTCAGAGACAAGGTAGCAAACAATAGTCACAAACAGAAAACGCAAGGGGCTGCTTATGGTTACCTGCGAATACCAAAAGGAATAGATATGTTCAAGGAGGAACCTTCATCCAGAGTTTCTCTGGACTTCTTACCATACAGAGTCACATCAGAGAAACATATGGATAGAGATGATTCCCTTGGAATTGCCATTCCTGGAGAACTTTGGTACAAACGTCCTTTCCTTATCCACAGAAACATTGGTGGAGGCAATGATGTTGTGGTATGTCCTACATCAATCGGAAAGAAATGCCCTATCTGTGAATACAGAGCCAAACTTTTCAAGGATGGAGCAAGTAAAGAAGAAACAGATGCTCTTAAAACATCCCGTAGAAATCTGTACGTAGTAGTCCCGATTGGGCATAAGGAATATGAAGAGAAACCACACCTTTGGGACATCAGTCAATATCTATTTCAAGAAATGCTCAATGACGAAATCGAGGATAATCCAGAGAACGCCATTTTCCCAGACTTGGAAGATGGCCTAACCCTTCGAATACGTTTCAGTGAAGGGAGTATTGGAACTAACAAATTTGCGGAGGCTTCCCGAATTGATTTCAAGGAAAGGGAAGAGGGATATGGTGAAAAGATATTGAAAAAAGTCCCTAATTTAGATGAATGTCTCCTCATCCATCCTTATGCAAAGTTAGAAAAAATGTTTCTTGAATTAGAAGATGATGACGATGCCTCTGATTCTGATTTGGAGGATGATGAGAATGATAGTACAGAGGACTCAGAAGAGACCATGGAAGAAGAGATTGAAGGAGAGAAATGTATCGCTTGCGGAGGAACAGGGGAGAATTCCAAAGGTGGTGTTTGTAGAATTTGTAAAGGAACTGGAATCAAACTCAGAAAGAAAGAAGACGAGGATGAGAAAGAGAAAGAAAAAGAAAGAAAGAATCCTCCTACCAGAAGACAGAGAAAATCACAGGCGGAGGAGGAGGAAGCTGAGGAGAATCCTTGTCCCTTTGGTCATGTATTCGGAGCTGATTGTGAAAAATATCCAGAATGTGATGATTGTGATAAATGGGATGAATGTATTGATGCTCAAGACATTGATGCTTAGGAGATGCCACCTTTCTAAGAAACGAGGTGTTTGAATGAAGAAAGAAAATAATGTATTCAAGCAAGAGAACAGATTGGTTGGGGGAATTATCCCCCAGCCCCTGGCGGATAAGCTTAGTTTGTATTGTTTATACAGTAGACAAACACGATCGAAGATAATTGCAAACCTCTTGGAACAGCAATTATCCCAATACAATGAAGAAGAAATGATAGAAGAAATCGCGAAGCAGTTATCCGAAAAAGTAGAGGGATTAGTCACCTCGAAGAAGGCGGCTTTTCTGTCTAAAGCACGTGATCAATTGAAAAGAAAGAAAGTAAAGTCGAAACACGTCAATCAGATTCTCACAATAACGAGGCGATTTCATGCGGAGGACTAAGACTAAGAAAGTCAACAAACTAAGCACGCAAGTTAAGGCACACGCCGATAAGAAACTGGGGAAACATTCGGAGTATGAAGGGGACTCCACCTCGGTGATTTCCACAGGGTCTACCTTGCTTGATCTCGCTATTTCAGGAGGTCGCGTATATGGTGGGGGCATTCCAGCAGGTATCTTAGTGGAGATATTTGGTCCTGCTGGATGCGGGAAAACTGTTCTCCTTTGTGAAATTGCCGGGGCTATTCAACGTCTGAAAGGACAAATAATGTTTCATGATCCAGAAGCACGTTTGAATAAGCAATTTGCTCGGATGTTTGACCTCGATACTTCCTCCGTCATTTACTCCACCCCGGATACAATCACTGAAATCTTCAAAGCGATACGGAACTGGGAACCTCCAGAAGGGTTGAATGGCATATTTGCGGATTCATTAGCAGCCCTTTCCACTAACATGGAGATGGAAAATGAAGAAGGGGACAAGATGGGGATGCGCAGGGCAAAGGAGTTTAGTGAGGAGCTGCGGAAAACGTGCAGAGTAATCGCCAGTAAGAAACATCTTATGGTTTGTTCCAATCAGGTGCGAGTGAATATAGATGCCGGCCCATGGGGACAGAAATACACCACTCCTGGAGGGGAAGCAATTGGCTTCTATTCGAGTCTGCGTCTAAGGGCACAGAAACCTCAAAAGATAAAAGAAACGGTAACTGTAGCAGGAAAGAAAATTGCCCGCGTTATCGGAGTAGAGACAGAATTTGAAGTGTTCAAATCTACAGTGTGGAAACCATATCGAACAGCGCCTGTTACTATCATTTTCGACTACGGAATTGATGACGTGCGAACAAATCTTCAATTCATTAAGGATTATACCAACAATACCAGTTATCAGATAGGTGGTAAGACACTGAGTAATTCAATAAAGAAGGCAATCACTATGGTGGAGGAGGAAGGACTTGTCCAACAATTGAAAGAAGAGGTTATAGCATTATGGACAAAGATAGAAGAACAATTTTCAAGCGAGAGAGTCCCAAAAAAGAGATAACAATTCTTGCATGCGATCCCAGTTTCACGGCTTGGGGATGGGTAGTTATAAACCTGAAAGGAAAGATAATAGATGCTGGTTGTATCAAAACAGTGCCCAGTGATAAAAAACTTCGTATCAGAAAAGGAGATGACAAGTGCAGGAGAATAAGTGAGATAAGTCAGAAACTTCTATCCACGATTGAAAAATACAACGTCCGTTTCATTCTTTCAGAACAACCTCATGGAAGCCAGAATGCTAATGCGGCATTTATGATCGGAATTTGTTTAGGCATCGTACAAACTCTTGCAGATAGTTTACATATTGGTATTGAGTGGTATAGTGAGGAGGACTGTAAGAGATGTCTGCTGGGGAAAAGGAGTGTTACCAAAGACGAAACAATTCAAGCTATCAAAGAGCATTATCCAGATGTAGTTTTCACTGGAACAAAGTATGTAGACGAGGCAGTAGCGGACGCTATGGCAGTTTTTCATTGTGGAGTAGAGAATTCCAATGTTTTACGGTTATTGTCTTGAATGAAGACAGGTGTATAAGTATAATACAGTGAAAGGAGCCAGCATTTGCAAGAAACCCACCTCCCAAAAGCGAGCCAAGAACAATAAGAAACCCATATTTGCCAAGCGCTCCTAAACAAAAGGCGAAATCAAATGATAGAATCTCTTAAAATCAAGAATTTCCAAAGTCATAAAAATTCCACCTTAGAATTTGACCCCGGCGTCAATGTAATCATAGGTTCATCGGATTCCGGCAAGACCGCCATCATCCGGGCTTTGCGATGGTTAATCTGGAACAGACCCTCTGGTGATTCAATCCGATCATGGTGGGGAGGAGATACAGAGGTAACACTCACCCTCCCTACTTCCACCATTTCCCGAGTCAAGGGAAAGGAAAATCTATACAAACTTGATTCTTTGGAATTCAAGGCCTTTGGGGCAGATGTTCCCAAGGAAATTCAGAAAGAAATCAACTTTAACGATCTCAATTTGCAACAACAATTGGATCGTCCATTCTTGTTAGATGATTCCCCAGGAGAAGTTGCTCAGCATTTCAACAAGGTTGCTCAACTCGATGTAATTGATAGTAGCATGACGAATGTCAAACATTGGATCAGAGAGATAGAACAGGGCGATAAAACAAAACATAAGCAACTGAAAGAATTGATGGAGGAATTAAAAACCTATGATTACCTCGATAAGATGGAGGAGGATGTTCAAGCGGTTGAATATCTGGAAAAGGAGAAGGTTTCCGTTTTTCAGCAGGAGACAGCCCTCAAGAAAATAGTAGAGGAATTGCAACAGATTGAAGAAGAAATATCTTCTTGTAGTAGTATACTTAACCTCGAAGAACAGGTGGTTTCACTTCTTTCTCTTTTCGCACAGAGAAGACTCTTAGATGATAAACAATTTGAATTGGAAAAACTGGTAGAGGAGATCGGGGAAGTAAATCAAGAATATGAAGAAACCATCCAATTTCTGGAGATTGAAAAACCTTTGGAATATGTATTCACGATACTGAGAAAGAGAGATACCCTACAGGAGCATTGTCAAACTTTGAAGATTCTCATTGACGACATTGGGACAACTACAAGAAACATACAAACTGTGCAGAAGGAAATAGAGAAGTTAGAAAGTCAGATGCCGGAAATATGCCCCTTCTGCGGACAGAGGATGCCTAAAATATGAGACGAACAACATCACATAAATCGAAGAAGGTTTCCGCCATTCTGTGTGCCGATTTCCATCTACGAGAGGATACTCCTATCTGCCGAGTAGATGACTTCCAGAAAGCCCAGTGGAAAAAGGTGGATTTCATAAGGAACCTACAAATCAAATACAACTGTCCTGTTATACACGCAGGGGATTTGTTCAATCATTGGAAACCAAGTCCATATCTTTTGTCCAATACGATTAATCACATTCCTGAAAGATTTTGGACAATATATGGAAACCACGACCTTCCACAACATTCACTAAACCTGGAAAAGAAAAGCGGGATATATACGCTGACTTCCGCCGGAGTCATTAATTTACTAAAAAGTGCTCACTGGGGGATTGACTTACGGAAGGATTTACAACCCTACGAAGTAGTAATAGAGAATAGAAAGATATTGGTTTGGCATATAATGACGTATAAAGGGGATTCACCGTGGCCTGGATGTACTGATTTATCAGCAGAGCAAGTACTTGATAAATTCCCCCAGTTTGATTTAATTGTTACCGGGCATAATCATAAGTGTTTCATGGAAGAGGACGGGAAAAGGATACTGCTCAATCCAGGTTCGTTAACCAGACAAGCGATAGATCAAGTAGAACATCATCCTTCCGTATTTCTATACTACGCAAAAACAAACACAGTTAAAAGAATTCATCTTCCCATAGAAAAAGAGGTCATGTCACGTGCACATATCAGTGTGAAAGAAAGAAGAGATGCCAGAATAGAAGCCTTCGTGGAAAGACTCAATACTGAATGGCAAAAAGGAGTTTCTTTTGAAGAGAATTTGGAACATTTCTTAGCGAACAACGATATCGCAGATCCAGTAATTAAGGTGATTGAGAGGGCAATTGATAATGAAAAGAACTAAGAAGGCTCAACTAACTCCGAAGAAAGCTGTCTTACTTTTCTGTCGGCAGTGTGTTGGTACTCCTGCAGAAGTTGAAAACTGCGGTGGAAAGGACTGCCTATTCTATCCGTATCGATTGGGAAAGGGTAGGCCACCCCTTAGAATAATACGAAAACAATGTCTTCTGTGCATGGGTGGATCTCGGCAGTTCGTAAAAGAGTGTATCAGAACAAATTGCCCTCTCTATCCATACAGGGAAGGGACTAATCCAAATCGGAGTGGAATAGGGGGCAAATTTTCCAGAAAAACATAGGTTGAGTAAGGATTTTTTATTCAAAAATCAATTTTCTTGGGTAAGGATATATAATTGATTTGAAAGCATTAAAATACCCTTAAATGAAGGTGAATATCTGAGTATAATATAATGAAGGAGATAAGATTATGGCAGAGATGACAGAGAAAGAATTACTGAATTTGAAAGGAGAAATTGATGCTGCGAAGGCTAAAGTATCTGAGTTAACAGGCAAACAGAAGTACCTGAAAAAACAGCTTCTGGAATGGGATTGTAAAAGTGTGGAAGATGCAGTTGAGAAATTAAGAAATATGGGGGAGGAGGTAGAGAAATTAACGGAAAAAATAGATGAACGTGTCAGAGCAATAAAGGAACAGTATGCCGTATAAGAAAAATGAGCCATGCTCAGGAAGAAATTCAGGGTACACGAGCGAGCCACGAAATTCAAGAAACCCATTTCCAAAAAGCGAGCCACAAAGAAGAAGAAACCCATTCCTCTTAAGCGTTTTTAAATGAAAGGAAACCAAAATGCTTAACATAGCAATACTCCGACAAACTCTTGAACAAAGAAAAGGCCAACGTGCCCAGATCCGAAAGTCTATCAAAGAAACGAAAAACCAAATCAAAACGCTAAAACAACAGTTATCACATCACGAAAAAGCCCGTGAAATTATCAGGGAAGTCGGCTTAGCAACTCAACAGCAACTGCAGGTACATATTTCTGATATAGTTAGTTTGGCGCTTGAGGCGGTATTCCCTAATCCTTATACGCTTGAAGTTGATTTTGTCGAACGCCGTAACCGAACAGAGTGTGATTTGTTTTTTGCCCGTAATGACGAAAGGATTAATCCAATCACCGCCTCCGGCGGTGGCGCAGTAGACGTTGCCTCCTTTGCCCTCCGGACAGCCTCTTGGTCGATGGCCACACCACATTCCCGAAATACTTTGATACTGGATGAACCTTTCAGATATCTTTCCGTAGAGTTACTCCCACAAGCAGGGGAAATGCTCAAACAACTTGCAGAAGAATTAAAATTACAGATAATCATGGTAACCCATTCTGAGGAATTGATGGAAAGCGCTGATAGAACTTTTAAGGTAGCGCAAGTGAAAGGCGTCAGCAAGATAATCAAACAAGAGGTTTGAGGTGGAAGATGAATTACGTCAATTTCATAGTCTTAATGGGTGTTTGGAAGATGCCGGCAATGATATACCTTACATTCAAGATAAGTCTTAACTGAGAGTAATTGGAGGCAATACCAATGGCGAGTAAATATTTTTTCTGTGAACGATGGCAAATCATGATGGCTGAAGATGTCTGTATTAACCGCTACAAAAAAGGAGTGAAGAAGTGTGAGGGATGTAAGGAAGGTGCTCGGCGTGTTGCTGCGCTCCTTGAAACCCGAATCCCATCTGCCACATCAAAATCAAGCAAAGAACGTGAGATTGAAGAAACCGAGGATACATAATGATGGTGAAGATTGAGTGAAGATGCCAGACCCAAAGAAGAATTTTATATGCTCAAAATGCGGCACAGTATTCAATGATAGACAACGCCAGTGGGGGAAGGAAAGTATTTGTCCTGTTTGTAGGGACAGGGAAAGATATGACAAAACTAAGCCAAAAAAGACAGTATGGTATCCCATAGATACTAAAGGAAAGGAATAATGCAGATGAAACAATTATCTGAAGAAGAAGCCATTTTAATATATGAAAGTGGAAAATGGAAAGACTGGTCTGATAGAGCTTTGGTCGGCTTTCAGCTTTTTCAGAGAAGGTTATGTATGCCTTTTGATGTGTTTCATGCAGCTATTGAAAGAGTTCTCGATCGTCCTGTCTATACGCATGAATTTGGTCTTAATTGGGATGGTTTAGTGGCTGAGTATCTTGGTAAAGCCAAAAAACCTACTCTTAAGGAGATCATAGACCTGATCCCAGAAGAGAAAAGAATTGTTGTTATGTGTGAGTAAAGGGGAATATAATAATGTGCTTAGACGAATTAGCAGAATTTAAAGTTATGAAGAATTATGGTTGGGGCGTGTTTCGGGAGAAAGACGGACATCTTCTTCAACTTTATGGCTGTCATTTGCGAGTACCTGTTTTAGAGGGCAAATGGCAAGTAGACCCAAATGATTATGCACTTTTAACAGACTATGATGGGAGGCCTTATAGGACTGGCTTCCATCTGTTTACGAACAAAAAAGACGCTTTGGGTTATGCAAATCCATATAATGGTGAAGTGGTTAGAAGAGTGCAATTCAGGAATATCGTAGCCAAAGGGAAGCAGTCTCTTCCCACTACTTTTTCGGCAAAAGCCAATGTCATTGTTGTAAGAGAAAGGTATGTAGAGAAAGCATGAAAGGAACTAAAATGGCAGAACAAAGAAACCTAACACAAGAAAATGTTAAAGAGCTAAAGACAATTTTCAAGGGGATGCAGAAAGAGAACCCAGACCTTGAATATTGGTTTTGTCCTCAAAAGAAAGAAACAGAATCAGATACGTTAGAGTTAATTATAATCACCAAAGAAATTAAAGAAAAGCTGGCGGACTCACTTGAACAAAAATCTGAACTGACATTTGATTTCGATGGTCATGTTTTGATAGACGGTGTTTTGGGGAGGCATTTAGCCAGAAAATGGAAATTGAGAATATAGGAGAAAATATGGAACTCGGTACACAGATTAAATTTATAGATGGACGTGTAGGCACAGTGATTTATAACAGTCTGATAGGTGTAGGGATTAAGTGGGGATTACATGACC